TTCGTAACGAAGATTTACGAGATGACCAAGTTTAATATCGCGGAGACGCAGTCGTATTCGCGGCATAAATCTATGGCAAATCTGGAGGCGTATATTGCAACGACGGAGAAGACGGACTTGGTCAACAGGTTGAAATGGTAGAAAGGGTAAAATATGAAAAATGTCGAGTCTTGTAACCATTGCGGTAAGAAACTTGGCAAGAGATCGGTCTTGATCGTACCGCCAAAGTACGAAGTTGAGCTTGGAATAGCTAAGATCGAAACAATCTGTATGGCTTGCGCGAAGAAAGAGGGCAGGAGGGTAGAATAAATGGAAACTACAAAAAAGGAGTATGAGAGATATCTTAATGAAATGGGAGTCCCGAAATCTGATGATGTGGAGTATGGCGGCAGGTGTCGATCAAAAGATTATGGGACTTGGCTTAGACGGAATGATCCCATTGCGTTTAATGTTGGTTATTATGAATGGGTTCGGTTCTTGATTTTGACGGCTCGATTGCAGTGTAACAGCTCCAGCAAAAAGAGGTGACTATGGAGATTATAATCATTATATTGTTTATTTGTTTCTTCTGGGGTAAGTTAAAATAAAACACAAGGAGATGAGATGGTAATCATGAGAATTTTAACTGATCTGTTTAATCGTGTCAAGGGTGGTGGTGACAGTGAGATGGACGGGCTTGATATTATGAAGAATCTACCTGCAAAACAATCTCAGGCTATTCTGAAATTCATGGTTGAATATGTCATGATGGAGTGCCGCTTCGGGCTTGGGATGATTGATGATATACCGGATGATCTGCCCGATGAACTACCGTTCTTTAATGCGATCAATGCGGTATATCGTGAGCGGGATAAGGGATGTTACTTCTGCGATAAAACCATAGATCCGAACGGTGCGGGCATGAGTAAAAGCACGGAACTGTGTATTGATTGTATGCTGAAGCTGGGTAATTTTGTCCAGGCACTCGGGATCCCGCCAGATATGATATTTCGAGGGATGAGGTGGAATAAAAACCAGTTATCAGCGATAAAGCTGATGGGAGGAGCGCTGGAGGTGAAAATTGATCCGAAAGAAATTGATCTGAAAGAAGGTGAAGATGGAAGATACAGGGAGAAATTCAAACGTGACGAAAAAAACTTGCATGACGTGCAGACATTACAGTAAACTAATGAAGACTATTGGTAATAAGGAATTTCAGGAACCGTGCCTTGGGTGTTGGATGATGATAGACAAAGAGTTTTTCGCACGGTATGAACCAATGGAAGGAGGGACGGAGGCGGATGAATACGCTAAGAAGACTATTACAGATCCGAATGACATATTGTAACAATATATAGGGGGCCTTTTAAGGAGGTTGAAATGTATGGATTAGTAGATCTATTGATAATTTTTATAATCGTTGGTGTTCTGTATATAGTCACAAAAGGATCTCTGCCGATATTCGATCAGCCTGAGCAGTTGTCCGTCGCAAACCCGGAGATGATATGTCCGCACTGCCAGACGAAGGGTTCAGTAACGACTCGGCAGGTGAAACGGAAGAAAGGCATCTCCGGTGGGAAAGCAACTGCTGCTGTGCTGACGGATGGGATATCTATGCTCGGGACAGGATTGAGCAGGAAACAGAAAATGACTGAGGCTACGTGTTCACACTGTCACGCCGTTTGGAACTACGAGTGATAAAAAAAGTAAAATGAGAAAAGATTAGAGGTTTTTATGTTTAATGAAGAAGCAACAATTAAAAAAGTAACAGATAGCAATGATTATTATTCAATTCTCACGGATAAATCATGGGGCTTCGGACTTTCCAAAGAATACGGAGTGACCCCTAAAGTCGGAGATAGGATAAAAACAGACATAATACACTGGACTGAAATCAGAGGCGTGGTTTTGAATGACGTGAGGGTTTTCTATAAAACAGATGAACAATTGGAGCAGGAACGGCAAGAGTGGCTTGCGAACAATGGACGGAAAAAGCAGGAGGCTTTTGAGAAGAATAAAACACAGATGGATGCTGATTATGATGCCTTGCCAGAGAACTTCAGAAAACGCATTGACCGATTTAGGGCGAACAATGAAAGGTTCCGGGTGGACTATGAAGGATATGAAGTCTTCTGCTGCCAGGAAGCCCTGAAGATTGCGGCGGCATGTGGAATACCTGAGAAAGTCGAAGAGTTCAAAAAGGCAAAGTGGGAAGATCAAAAAAGCATGGTTCCTGCTCTTTCTGAAGAACATAGCGGAAATACCTTTGGATGTGCTACCCAACTGGCATACATTCACCTGAAATGGCCAGAACGCATTCATGAACCGCATGGGGCACTATCTTCACTTGTTGGAAGTGACGAATACGGCAATGTAGCGAACAAAGGAGAAATAGCATGAGCGACATCATAGTCGGAAAGATTGAGCAACTGACAACGCGCATTCCAGAAGGTGCGCCCAAGTTAAAAGAGATGTTGAAGCGCGCTGTCCTCGAAGAACGGGAAGCATGTGCTAAGCTGTGCGAAAATATGCACGGCTACGAAACCACTGGGTATGAGTACGCCGAAGCGATACGAGCGCGCTCTAACGTCATTCATAAGCCGCTCGGTGGCTAAGGTTGCTTAACTCTAAAATAGTATATAATTAAAGAATGACGGGTTAACTGGTCGTTAATTTAAAGAAAGAAGGGTTTCAATATGGATATGGAGAAGTAAAAATTAATGGAGACGATATCGCTGACGTGATGCCGTCTCCATTTTCTATTTCCCGCCTCTACCTTACATTTCTATTTCTAGCTTCTATCTCTCACCGTTATCTTTCTCTCTTAGGCTTCCATCCGGTCTTTCTCATAGTGCCGTAAATAAAAGCCTTCCTGCGTTTACCCTTCAGGTGTTTCCTTCTAGCCTGGTGTTTCAGTTTTTCTTCGAGTGCTTGAGGCATATTAACTCCTGTTAGTTTTTTGGAACCTTCATAGCTTCCGCATTACGCTTATCCGCTACTTTCTCACTGGTATTTTCAGGCGTAATTCTATTGCCGTTCTGATTCCCATCTTGATTCCCATCTTGATTCCCATCTTGCGTGTCCGGTTTATTTTTATCTTCCGGCAATTCCGTTTGAGCGTCAATCTCCTTAGCAATCTCGTCCATATCCGTATCGGGAAGATCGGGAAGCGTCTTCCGAGCTATAACCTTCTGTAGTTCCTTATAAAACTTAAGGCTTCTGACAATGTTCTTTGCGATTAGGTTGTTCTCCAAGCTCTGGCTCAGGTCGTCCACGCTAAAGTCTTTGGTTCGGTTAATGACAATCGGATTGAATAAATCCTCCTGGTTCTGCCACTTCAACCACAAGGAAATAATCCTCCGCTCGGCTTCGGTTAGGTTTTCACTTTTCTTAGCTAATACCCGCGTTAATTGCTGGAACTCGTACCGGATAGCCACGCCGGATCTCACTTGGTCACTCTTTTCATGAGCGTAGATACCAGATAAGTGCGCCATATGGAACACTTCGGATATTTTCTTGTTGATCCAGTCTAAGATCGCTGTAATCGGCTCGGATATCGGAGCTTCCAACCAGTCGGGTTTACCGGGTTCTCCTTGCTCCGGATTGAATTCCAATACCGCTTGCTGCCCTACCACATCGCTCTGTGTTTCCTCTTCCCCTTCCTGCCGCATTGGTTTTCTCATCATTGGAAACCCGGCATACTTGATGACTTCCTCTCCACAACTGATGTTTCTGGCAATACTTGCACAGATTAAACTGATGTCTTTGATGTCCGAGACGCCTATGTACGGGTCCTGCGGGTTGCGGATATTCACCAGCCACACAAAGGGAATCTCTCCAAGAACGTTCTCCCCGCTGTTGATCATGACAGGTTTATCATCATCGCCTAGCTTCCAGACTTCCCACTTGTTTTCCCACCATAGAATATACCTCCCATCATAATAATCCCTGAGCTTGATATACGTTAATTGCGGACGGTTGGTGATCGGGTCTCGCGTATGTATCCAGTCTAGAATATTCGGGAGGGTGTATAAAGAACAATACGGATAGATTTTTTGCTTGATTGCCGAAGCACGGGTTACGGCAGAGGCGGATGCCTTGTCGATTAATACGCCTACCGACCCGCACGCGGCGGCTATCTTCTGGGCCTCGTTGATAAAAACGTCAAAATCCGTTCCGTAAAGATCACAGTCCTTGATAAACATATTCCACAGGGTATCCTTCTGGAGCTTGCCTAAGTCCCGATGCGGAGATTTCTCAGTCAAGTAGAATGAGTATAAATCAATCACAACTGCGGAATAGTTATACAGCAATCCTTCCTCAGCACGTGATGCCCAGTTTTTACTCGTTTCACGTTCGTGCTTGGTAAGAACGGAATTGATAAACGACTTCCCGCCGTTATATGCGCTCAGTAAGAAATTCCAGGTGTCGATGTTGTCATTATAGGTTTTATTCGTGGCGAGAAGTTCTGATTTTTTCATGGCGTATCCTGTGCGTATCCTGTTGATATAAGTTATACGATGATTTCGTCTATACCTGCAATCCGTCCGCTAATATCGTTTCTTCCAGGTGTTTGTCGTTTTTCTCTTGCGCTCTGATGTTGATGCTATCTGATCCATCGCTTTGCAAAATATAATACAAGCGTACCGGTTGCGCTGTTGACGTTATTATTGGTCAGTACGAACGTCAGGGCG